TCATTTCACTTCCCAACATATTGGTAGATGAGCTGCGCTATGGAATCGAGGCCGACCAAGCGCATCTCGACGGACAACTGTGACGTGGCCAGTACTAAACAACTTATTTACGGTTACAAACCAACCACGGTTATCAATAATCTTTTTTATTTCGGGATCGACGTCAGGTTTCAATCCTTCTTTGCTGAGGTAAAGAGGACGAAGTACCATTTGTGTGTTTGAGTTAAAACCGGCAAGTCGCCATCGATTAACTAGGCCATATGCTTCTTGTAGTTTCACAATTCCAGGGGTGTCAAATGATGAAATGTTAACGAATAGTTCATCATCGCTGACCAGCCATCCCAGATATTCCGCAGTACCATTTGCTAGTGCTTTGCGTAGTGGCGCTTCGCATGTTCGAACACTGATAGTTTGTGGCTTGAGTTCCACTGTAAACAGGTCTTCTTTGCGGAATTTTAGCAGGTCAACTGCGTATACCTGCATGAGGCAATACTTGTATTTTTTACCATTCGGTACCCGGAATAACCGCACATGATGATAGTTGCTCCCCAGCTTGGCAAACCCATCCCGGATAGGAATGGATGCAGCGGCCGCTGGGAACACCGTGATTTCATCGGAAGCCGTAAGATGCGTTCCATGAATCCGAATCGTTCGATCCGGGTTTTCCGGCAAACCAGTCTTGGGATCAAAATCAGGGTCACGGGTCAACGCGCACCATAGGGCTTCGCTAGATGCCCGATCAATATCTGTAGTAGAGATTGCGTCACCCACCTTGATCCGGGTTAACTTGCCAATCGTGTCTTCGTGTGTGGCACCATTGCCAAGCCGCAGACGCAGGTTATGCATAACAACAATACGATCTTGTGCGAGTGCATTATTCAATAGTTCTACTAAGGCCTGCATGCGGTACTTCCACTTGGTCCACTCAACCTGATGCACATGATCCGAGCCAGTAAATTCCCGCCATTGGGGCGCTTTGCGACGCAGCTCCTGGTCGAATTTCATATTCGACCGTAGTGCTAATGTCTCGGCAACATAATTCGACGTGAACGCAACAACTGCGGCATCTACCGCGTGATGCCGGCGATCCAACCGCGACTTACCCTTACCATCGACGAATTCCAATTTGCCGGAAATACCCGAGGCCCTTCGTGCCTCAGCCGTCAAAGCACCCTTATACACCCGGACCTTTGTGTCACCATCCTTGAACTTTTGCGCAATCCGGGAACGAAGCTCATTCGCCATCCAAGCCACAGATTCCAGGGAACGGGCATCAATCGGCTCGTCGGTAGCCTTACGCCGTAGCCGATCACATACCTGCTTACGGAACTTATCAAATTCAGGCTTACGCAGGCCAGAATCCGTAACCCAGTGGCGAGTTCGTTCGACCGCTTCTTTGACGGAAACGCCTGGTCGAGAGGTATTTTCTGCCCACACCGCAAATGCGATATTAGACTTTGAACTGTTGCACTCACGGCACACTGCGACGAGATTATCCCTGGTATTGGTGGAACCTTCACCCGCTTGTGGGACGATGTGGTCCATTTCGGAATTCTTAAAGCTAATCTGTGCTTCGCAGTATGCGCATTTACCATTCTGCCGTTGGATTGATTGAAACCGCCAGACATCTGCACGGCTTGGTCGACCCTCGATGCCTAATTTTTCCTGCATCTCGGCCACTACTTTTACATTCCGCTTTGCACGATGTTGATTATCCCGGTCAAGTTCCCATGCACTTGATTTGCTCATGAAAGCAGCCCGTACATGCTCAATATTGACAGACTTTGGGGCACCCCACTGGCGTTCGGCGGCGTTCAACCACCGGGCCGTTGCCTTCAGTACCCGATCAACCGCAGGATTCCCCACCTGCTCGCCGATTTCCGGTGCCGGCGGTGCCCAATCATTCGGAATCTTAAACTCCGCCTGTCGCGCTTCGTACAAATCCATGCCCTCATCAACCATGCGCTTGGTGAGGCGATCAAGAGTGTCCTCACTATAGGCGGCCCGACCAATGGGGAGATGGAGTCCGTCAAGTTTCTCCTGTTCCTCGTCGGAAATGCCGAAAAAGAACTCCTGTACCTGGGCGCCGGCTTGGGAATCAAAATCATCCACCTCGGCATTCGACAACGCCTTCACCATGGCTGCTCGGGCATCGGCGTCAGCAGACTTCCACCATGTGGCAAGCGGCTTGATCTTCGTGCTTTCCATCAACCGGTTGGTCTCATGAACCGGTGGCCTTGCCCCGGCGCGCTCACCATCATCAGTCATGATCGCGGTACCCACCAGGTTGCCGCGGTCAATCTTGAGCTGTTCCGCAACCAGCTGCCACGTGGGCTCCTGCTTAGCAGGCAGGCTCCGCAGGTAATCGAAAACCAGCCTGGTTTCCTCGGTGGTGAGGCGCCGATTCCCCTTACCGCCGCGGATCCGTAGGTTCCCGATGAGCGCTGCGATACGATACCGCTGGAACGCATCTGATGCCTTCAGCGCACGCTTCTTTGTGGGTTGCAGGGGATCCTTGCCCACTCGCTCTGCGGCTGAACCCTTCGGAGACTCGGCCGCAAACACGTGGTCAATGATCTGCTTTACCAGCTCGTTGGAAAGGCCTTGAACCTTGGCAATGGTATGAATCTCGTTGGCATTGTCACTTTGTCGTGGCCTGGCCGCTAACAGACTATCTTCACCACGAAGCCTTGTCTTGCCCAGATTCATGCTGGCTATTAATTGGCCCACTGTGGTGGTTGGCGGGATGGGACGCCCCAATTCCGTTGCGCACTGTTCCTGAATGCTCACCAAGGCATCCGATGGTTCCGCCACGGCATACAGGGCAGTGACCTTGCTGTAGGGGTTGCGCCACCCCCGGTGGCGGGTGATATGGCGCAGGACAATGGACAACTTTTCGCCCAACTCTTGCTTATCAGTGATAGGGGTGGTGGCCAACTCGGCCCGCACCCGCCACGGGTAAAACGGGTCTTCGTACTCCTCAAACTCCTTGAGTGGCCACCCCTGGGAGCTAATAAACTTGTCGAGCTTGGCAAGACGCTTGCGCTTCCGCCGATAAAGCCGCCGGGTTCGCCGGGCTATGCCCGAGGTCGCTAGTCGAGTGGCTGCGGATTTGGTGCTATCCGGGTCGACGCCTGAGTCGTGGATGAGGGAGATAGCGCTGAGGATTTCCGTGGGTTTTCCATCATCATCAATGGCGATGGCCGCCATGCCAATGGAATAAGACCCAACGTCGATTCCCACCCGGTAGTTTACGGTTGCCGAGGTCAAGGCGAATCCTTTCGTAAAAAAGAAAGCCGACGGAGGTAAGTCCGTCGGCTGGAGCATTCTGCGCCGGAAACTAGCCGACACTTACTGAGGTTCAACTCTGCAAGCAATGATAAAAGGAAAAACCTTGATTCGCAAGGCTTATTTAGAAAATCGCAAATAGGGGGTAATTGAGGGGGTAAATTACTGTGCAAATAACTATACAAAGTGGCGGAAGTGACAAGGCTTCATGAGGGTAGAAGTTTTTCTTTAGGAAAAACCCCAGTTAATGTTGACATTTCCACTATTTGGTTAGGAAAATTGTCCCAGATTTGTTGAGCAATTTATTCGTACCATTTTTGCTACATATTTGGTTATTTATAAATTATTCATCTTATTTTTCCGTACTTTAGAGCGTCGTAAAGCTGCTACATGGTTATCTTGCTAACCACAATTTGGTGTGACAATTCGTCATTATTACCGCGATTGAGTGCTACCCAACACCAAGGTGTCGCGGGAGATGCTTGCCCAGTGCCCCCAATTTGGGTGTGTCAATCAGTATTATGGGGCGCAACTACCACCCCAAAATAGCAAATATGCTGGGGTTTTGCATAATTGGAGGAAATGCGATGGCAACCG